GTTGGAGATCCAGTTAAGTTTAGTGTTGTTGATTCTTCTACAGGTGGATCAGGAACAGGAACTTTACCTGCTGGATTAAGTGCTGGTACAACTTATTACGTTATTACTTACACAGCAGCAACAGGAGCATTGATTGTATCTGCATCTGCTGGTGGTTCTGCTGTAAACCTAACTGACGTTGGGACAGCAGCAGCTCCTAATGAGTTTCAAGTTGCTTACGCTGCCTTTGAATCTGTTAGTCAAGTCAGAGAATGGTCTTTTGAAATCGAAAGAGCTGAAATTGATGTAACTACTATTGGTGCTGATCCTGGTCAGTATGTTCCATTTAGAAACTATATTGCTGGTTTTGGCGATGGTTCAGGTAGTGCAACTGCTTACATGACTAATGAAGATGCAGCTTTATCTAACAGAATGATTGAAGATGTTCTTCAACGTCAGCAAGTAGGAGCTGGATTTAAGCTTTACATTGACCGTGTTTATAGCGGTGGTTCAGTTAGTGACACTCTTAGTCGTTTTATCAGTTTTGACGCAACATTAACTTCTGCTTCTTTAGGTGTTACTCCTGATGATGCACAAGCAGTAACAGTTGCTTTCCGTCCTGCTGGAGTGCCAACATTCGATTTTAGTCGTTCATAATAAGAACGGAATTGGAATGTTCCAAGAACCCTGCTCTTTAGCAGGGTTTTTTATTGTTTATTACGCTAGAATAATTTCATATAATTTTTTACTATGTCAACAAGTCCTAGATCTGCAAGATCAACATTACGAGCGATAGATCGTTTAAAGAAAGCAGCAAATTTAGAAGCTACAAAAAAAGAAGTAGAACTTTCTGATGGATCTATTTTTGAGATGTGGGTCGCACCACTAACGATGGCAGAAAGAGAAAGAGCACAAAGAGGAGCTAAAAATGATGACGCAAATGAGTTTGCGTTAAGACTGTTAATTTCTAAAGCACAAGATGAAAATGGAACAAGATTATTTCAAATGGGAGAAATAGATGTTTTAAAGAATGAGGTAAAGGATGCTGATTTACAAAAGTTAATGTTGGCAGTTTTAACAGATGATGAGGATGCTTTAGACCCAAAAGACTAAGCGAAGAGATAAGAAAAGATAATTTATTAATGCTTCAGTTTGGGATAGCAAAAGAGCTAGGTAAATCTTTATCTGAGATACGGCAAATGACGGTAGAAGAGATTGTTGGATGGTCAGCTTATTTCCAAGTGTTAAACGAAGATCAAGAGAAAGAAATGCAAAAAGCTCGAAGACGTAGGTAATATGGAATGAGTTAGGAGGAAAGTTGTGGCATCGGCACAGGCTCAGATAGAAATTGCTATAAAAAATGTTAGAGCGTTAGATAATTTATCTACAAAATTAAATAAGTTAATTCTAGTTAATAAGAAATTAGTCACAAGCATTAATAAGTTAGATACTACTTTTAAAAATATAAGTAAATCAGGTTTAGGTGAATTAGAAAGAGGATCAAAAAAAGCTTCTAAAGGAGTTCTCACAACAACAGATAGTATTGAAGCTTTAACAGGCAGACTTAAAGGATTAAAACGAGAAGGAGGAGTAGCTTTAGATTTAGTTGGGAATCGTTTTAAAACAATAGGGAAAGGAATTACTCTTCAACCAATAAAAGGATTAGTAGATGAAATATCTAAAGTTCCTTATGTAGTAAAAAGAAGTTTTCAAGATACTCGTACTTTTCTTGAAATTCTTAGTAAAGGAGGAAAAGATATTGTTGGATTAGTTTCAGGACTAGGAGCATTAATTGTAAATGTTAAGAATCTTGGTGTTGCAGCAAGAACAAATCTTACAAACTTAGGAACAATATTAGATACCAACGCAACTAAAGCTGAGAATTTTTTAAATAAAATGGTGTTGGGTATAAAGATGCAAAATACGGCTTTTGCATTAGCTAAAAACACCGCATTAGCCCAACAAAAAAGTTTACCTGGTTCGCTTCTTCGTAATACATTAAGAAGTCAAGCAGGTAGAGCAGGAACAGGATTTGGTGATTTTAGTCAAGGTATAGGTGAGTACAATCCTTATCAAATAGCATCACCTACTCCTAGATACGGAGCAGGAAAAATTGGGCCAATACACGCTACTCAACATTATGCTTTGCAATCAAATCCTTATATGGGGCAGTTTGATAATGCAACGCAAAAATCTATTGCTAGACATACAAAACGCTTAGCAAAAATTAGTAAACACACAGACAAAATTGCTTCTCTTCTTGCTAATCAACAAGCAATGGCAGGTTTAGATCAATATGGTGCTCCTATTGGCCCAGTTGCACCTACGTTAGGTCAACGTGCAGGAGTGATGGCTAATAATTTAGGTTTTGGTAAAAACGCTAATCCTAAAGGAGTATTTGCAAGTAGAGGAGGAATTGGAGGTCGCATAAGAGGAGCTGGAAGTAGTGCGTTAATTGGTGGAGCGTTTCCTGCTTTATTTGGGCAAGGAGGAGCTGCTTCTATTGGTGGTGGTTTAGGTGGGCTAGCTGGTGGTGCGTTAGGAGGAGGATTAGGATTTGGATTATCTCTTGTTGGTACAGTTATTGGTTCTAAAATTCAAGAAGCAAAAGATTTTGAAAAAGAATTAAATAAATTAAATAAAGCTATAAGAATTACAGGTGGTGAATCAGAATTTTCTGCTCAGAGTATTAAACAATTAGGGAAAGACTTAGGTTTAAATAAACAAGAAGCATTGCAAGCAGCACAAGCTTTTGAAGCTTTTGGTGCTTCTGCAAGAGTAAATCTTATACAGACTTTTGGTGATGAAAGTACATTTAATACTTTAAAAAACTTACAAAAAACAACTGATGTTTTAAATAATATAGATTTTATAGAAAAGAAAATTGGCAAAACAAGAGCAGATCAAGCGGTAAATGTTGCTTTAGCCGCAGGAGGATTAGAAGCTCAAAAATTAATATTAGAAGAAATGTTTAGGTTGCAAACTGAAGAAGCAAAAAAAGAAGGTAATAAGTTAACAGGTATGGATAAATTTAAAGCTACTGCTTCTTCTATGGTTCAAACTTTGTTAGGGCAAGGTGGAAAAAGAAATACATTTATAGCAAGATTACAAAATGAAAATATTGATGAAGCAGTTGAAGAAACGCTAGGTAAACAAGCTGCTGCAATGAGAGAATTTAATGAAGAACTTAGAAGACTAGCTTCTAGAGAAATAGTAGAAAAATTAGCAGGGCCAAAAGAAGCTTTAACTGAATTATTAGATCCTTTAAATCAATTGCTTTCAGCATCAGAGGCATTAGGCAATGCTTTTTCTAGTTCGTTTAAAGGAATTATTAGTGGATCAATGAGTGCTCAAGAGGCATTAAAAAATATGTTTAGTCGTATTGCAGATCATTTTGCAGATATGGCAGCACAAATAATTGCAAAACAAATACAAATGATGGCTTTAAATATAGGTTTAAACTTCTTTTCAGCAGGTTTGGCTCCATCCAGAGGTGCAAACACAGGTGGAACAGATAAGTTTGGAAGAGATTTTGATAGTCCTGCTTTTGGTATGCCAAAAGGAGTAGAATTTGCTTCAGGAGGATATGTAACCAGACCAACTGTAGGACTTGTAGGAGAAGCTGGAGAGAACGAATATGTAATTCCTGCATCAAAGATGGCTTCAAGTATGCAACGCTACTCATCAGGTGCTAGAGGTAATGCTGTAGTAGCTGGAGGTGGTTCGTCTTATGCAGGTGGAGGCGGTGGAAGTTCTACAACAGTTTCTTATTCTGGGCCTATTCTTAACTTCAACTCTGAAGAATTTGTTCCTAAGTCTGCTATTGGTGAAATTATTGCAACTGCTACTGCTAGAGGTGCAAGGGCTGGTGAAACTAGAACATTAACTAGCTTACAAAATTCACGCAGTCGTAGAGCTACTTTAGGATTATGAGTCTTGTTGCTTTAACTAATTTTATTACTATTACTAATCCCAATGGATCAGTAGCAAATATTCCTGACAAGTTTCAAAACGGCAGACAGTCTCCTAATATTGATGGTTTTCAATACCTTTCGTTTATCTATCAAGGTGCTACTCGCAATAGATCTGGAGATAATATGACTTCATCTTTGTTGCTTGCTAATAGTGAGTTAAGTATGAATTATTCACAACAAATTGTATTAAATAAATATCATGTAAAAGTAGAAACTTATTTAATGACTGAGGCGTTTGAAAAAAGTAGAATTTTAACAGAAGAAAATTGGTTAGCTTCTTCTATGTCATACGACCCATCAAGCATCGAATTAATTCTTAGTAGTGCTATTGATGCTGTTGGTGCAAACGCTCCAGATAAAGTATTAACAAGAGACATGGTTGGAGCCTTACCTATTACTGGATCGCTTCAAAATAGATGAAGCCACATCAATTAATTGGGTTGCCTTATCGTTTAGGTGCTGATCCAGAGAAACATAA